TAGTTTAGCAACCACCCCGAAGAGTGGCTGCTCTACTATGGTGATTAATTAGTTTAATCGTTTTTCAATATTGGAGTAAATCTCCATGCCTTCATCTGTTTTAAACCAAGCGGCTAAAGCAGAATATGGGTGCTCATCAAATGGTACGGTCATAATTTTTCTATCGTTAGATACCCACGTAAAATGACGTTGATCACCTGATAGTTTTATTATGTTAGCTTCTACAGCTTTAATACCAAAGTTTCTAAGCATTACGTTATCGTCTGTAGTGAGTTCTAAGAACAGTTTAGGATTCTTCTTAGCAAATAGCAGTAGATCTCTTCTAAGCTCTTTAGAACTTAGCTTAGTAACCTCAGATCCTTTCTCTACTCTCATGACAGCTTCAGCCATATCAATATCCATGTCTTTAGCTATAACCATTGCTTGAACTTCAAACTCTAACCAGTCTAATTGATTTTCCGCAACTTTAACAGGTCTATGCTCGTGAAATAGTTTGTTTGCATCTGGATGATACATAGACAAAAATTTCTGTAAAATAGTTTTTTCTTTAGGAACAAATAAAGATCCGCTTCTAAATATAATATGCGAAAGCCTTTGATCGCCTTTCATTTCGTCAACGAAAGGTGTTGTTTGATTCTCGCAGTACTTAATCTCTCTTTCGTAGCCTTTTTCTTTGTCAAACCAATAGACATTTGCAGATCTAATAGCTCTAGACAAAGGTTTTTTTCTACCTTTAAGATAATATACTCTATCTTTTATTTCCCACTCATTTTTTTTAGGTTGAGGTTTTTCAATAACTACTTCAACCATTTCATTTGTAGCTTTAATTTCTGGTTGTGCTACTTCAACCTTTGGTGCAGCTTTTGCCGCGGCTTGTTTCTTTGCCATAATATAATATAATAAAAAATTAATAAAAAACTACCCCACCCGAAGGCAGGGTAGTTCAAAAAAAGTATTTCTACTTCATTAACATAAAGTTGTTAGCACCTTGAGTAACTAAACATCTTTCTGATAACATGTGAATTTGCATTGCATCTAAAGCAGATGTAGCAGCTCCAACTGAACCAGTAGTCCAAGTTTTCATTCTACGATCATCTGTTTGAGAAGCTCTGTATCTAACGTGTAAGAAAGGACGCTTAAGATTCTTTCCTAATTGCTGATCGTATACAGTTGAAGTACCTGCAGGAATAATAACCCCACGGATAGCGTTAGAACCAGCAGCAGCATTAATACCACCACGAGTAGCTAAGTCATTCAAGTATCTGAAGTCAGACTTGTAGAAGTCATAAGAACCTCTTCTGAATCCAGAGAAACCTAAATTTAACGCCATATCTTCATCGTTTTCAAATACTCCGTAAGAAGTACCACCAGCACCGTAAGAGTTCATAGAAGCTAACATATCGTCAAATGCTAAAGATGTAGCACGGTTAACAAATAACATGTTTTCTTCAATAGCTCCTTGCTTGTCAAATTCAGCTAAGATAGCATCAAATTCAGCTAAGTCAGTAGCAGCGTTAACACCAGTAACACCAGAAGTTACGTTACCTCTCTTTTCAATAGCAGAGAATAAACCTTCAGTACCAACGTTTCCAGCACCAGCTGTAGATCCAGCAACAAGAGCGTTACCGTCAATTTGAGAATCAGCAAGATTCAATTCACTTTCAAGCATAGACATTTCTAAGTAGTCAGTGAAACGAGCTCTTGTGTCAGCTTCAGCTTTTAGGTACCATAAGTAACCTGATTGTCCTTCTTCACCAGTAATCTCAACCCAACCAATACGAGATGCATCAGATCCTGATACTTCGTAGTAGTCTTTCATGATAATTGGCTTGTTAGAGAAAGTTTTGAACGAAGGCTCGTTAGCACCTCTCTGGTCAGTAGCAGCGCTGTTTGCAGAGTTGTTATAACTTACACCTTTACCAAACTCAGAACCATAAACTAATATAGTTGTATCTTGTGTTCCACCAGTAGTTGTTAAACCAGCAGTGTTCAAAGATGCAAAGTCGTAAGGTAAAACGTCAATCATAGAACCTGTATCAACAGCCTCTACTAAACACTTAACAACACCCTCAGAGTTTGCTACAATAATAGTATCGTTAACTCTAATACCGTGATTTGCGCCTATATCGTTTCCGTCAATATCAACTTCAATTTCGATTTGACCACCAGAAGCAGTACCACCTGTTGCGCCTTGAATGTGTCCTTTATAAGATAAATGTAAACGACCTTGTTCAGACCAAATAACTTGATCAGAAGTCATCGCTTCTTCAGCCCCTACTTTTGAAAGAAATCCTGAAATAGTTCTCGGTCCGAAAACTTCAGCTTCTTTTTCCATAAGATCTGGTAAATATTGTTGAGCCCAACCCATGTCTTGGTTGAAGTCTATGTAGTTTGATTCTAACGTTTGCGGCTTTGCAGCTGGCACGCTATTCAAACTACTTCCTGCAGTAATTGCCATAATAAATAGTTTTTAAATTGTTAATTAATTTCGTTTTTTAATTCTAAACGTAGGACCACTGTCTGTGTCTAGCGCTTTTACTTTAAATCCACTAGTGCTTTCATTACCAAAAGACTGTCTAGCATCCATATTTATATTTTTTGCTCTAGCGACAGTGTTTTTTATAGCATCAGCTTTACCTTGTTCGTAAAAATGCTTCGCAATAACATCCGGATTCATAGCGGCATATAAAGCTTTGTGATAACCTTCAACATCATTAATACTATTGTCATCGTTTAAAAACTTTCCAATAAAATTATTAATGTCGCTTTGATTTCTCGCTACTTCATTTGCATTAGGTACTTTAAGATTAAGCTTCTTACCATCAACGTTGTATTCAAAACCTTTGAACTCGTTGTTGAAAACTTTATTAGTCTTCGTTGTAAACTGCTCTGATCTCTCTCTAGCTAATCTTTCGCTTTCTACCGTATCCTCGTTGTACTGATTAAAGAACTGTATCGCTTCTTGCTGCCCTGCAGTAAGGTTTGATCCAGCTTTAATCTCATCATAATACTTAGACTTTTGCCCGTCTAAATAGGCTTTAGCCTCTGCAACCTGCTCTTTTAAGGCTATTTTCTTTTTTCTTACTTCTCTTTCTTCGTCAATCTCTTCATCAAATGAAAAGTTGTCTTCCATTAAGAAGCTTCTTTCCTCATCATCTAGGTGAGGTTTAGTTATTCTATAATATTCGTTAAGCGCCGTTTGATTATCCATTTCATTATAATCTCTATTTAGCTTAACGTAATCTTCCACGCTTCCACCAGTGTCGTTAACAAAGTCAACTAGCTTCTGTATATTTTCTGGTAATGCTTGTCCAGTTTGCTCTGCTACTTCAATAGCTTGATTAGCTTCTTCGACTGTATCGCTTACCTCTTGCTCTACGCTTTCTTCAGGGACTTCAATTTGAGCTGCAGCTTCCTGTATTGCTTCAACTGACTCTTGAATTTCTTCATTAGCAGCTTCTAGCTCACTAATTTTGTCCATGTTGAGAACAATTGTACCATCATCTCTATACGATACTGGCGATTCTTGTTCTACTACTTCTTCTTGTGGTTGTTCTACTTGTTCAGTAGATTCAATGTCTTGAGTCTCCTCAATGTTTTCATTTTCATTCATAATATAAAATATAAGTTAATAATTATCTAGGCCCAAAGTCACTCAAGCCCATACCACCACCAAGTATATCATTACCTGATGACTCAAAGTTTTTAGGTGGAGTACCTGCTTTTCTTTGCTCTATAAGTTCACTTTGTTGTGAAGCCTGTATTCTAGTTCTATCGTCTTTACGATCTTCCTTCTCTTTTTCTTTTTTGCTAACAGTATCAAGATCCACTTGCTTTAGCTGCATGTTTATCTGGAACTCATGATCCATCAACTGCTTTTTAACGTTGGCCTCGTGAGTTATAATCTTTGTTTTTGAATCAGTTTTTATCTGTTCCATTTGTGCGTTCATCTGCATTATAGCTTGTTGCTTTTGTATTTCTGCTTGAGCTGCAGCTTGTTGCGCTTGAACGTTAGCGTCAGACTGTGCTTTTATATTTTCTTGCTGACGTTTCTGGTCATCATCCATTTTTTTCTTACGTCTGATTTTTAATAGTTGATTAGCCAATTTGACATTTTTTATATCTCTAAGATCTATAGCGTCAGACAAGTCTATGCTATTTTGAGCTAGAGCTTGTTGTATGTTGTTTTCTAACAATTGTTTTTCTTCATCATCTGGAGCTAGCTCTATAAATATACCAAAGTCATATAAGTGTAGGTTAGACATCTCTTCCAGAGTACCTACGTTGTGAGCGCCAATAGCTTGCACAAAGGCTTCTTTAGTAGGAGAAAACTCTATTATATCAGATATTCTAAGCGATAAACTTTCAGCTATAGATTTAGTTAAGAATAAACCAGACTGCAATATGTGTCTAGTCGCTGTGTTAGAATTAGCTGCCGCTAATTTTTGCACGCCAACCAAAGCGTCTTTGGCTGGAGTACTACCATCACGAGCTTCGTTAAGACCAGTTGTGTCACGTATCATTTGTAAGTAATAGTTGTACGTGCCAATTAAACTTTGCATTTTAGCGCCACCGCTACCACTTGATATTTCTTGTATTGGAACTCTACCAGGATTTCCTTCGCCAAGCTCGTTCATTGATCTACCAATAACAGAACCTGTTTGGAAGAACATATTTAAAGCTTCTTGCGCGTTGTAGTTTGTTCCGTTACCCAAATCTATTTCAGCTAAACCATCTGCATCTAAGTATATACCGTCAGGTATAAGCCTTGACATAACTTGTTGTAGCTTTAAATGTGTAAGCTGTATCATATCAGCAAAACCTGTTATACGACCAACTAAACTTTCTATTCTACCATTATACATCCTTGGAGCAGTAATAGAATAATTCATTTTCACTTTATTGAAGTCACTTTTAGACCTCATCATGTTATCTACTTTTTTCCAAGATATTAGTTTATCTGTACCAACTATAAACACTCCTTCAAATAAACACTCAACTGATCTTTGCAGTTTTGTAAAGTTTACTTGTGCTTCTTCTGGTGGATTAAACGTGTCATCTTTTTCTATTGCCTTCTGAGCACCAGTTGCTGTTTCTTTTACTTTGTACACATCGTTCATATACGTCTTGTAATTGAAGTACAGGACTTGAACTTTGTTGTTATCAGTTTCTCTACCGTAGCTATATTTTCTAGAGTATCTACCAGAAGTTTGGTTGTTGGAATTTAATATATCTTTTATATCTGATTCGCTAAGCTCTGGGAATTGCTTTACCAACTCGTTAATTGGCACATCTTTTACTTCGCCAACGTAGTATATATCATCAAAATAAGGTGAGTGAGTGTATGAATAAACTAAATCAGCAGGATCAACATATTCTACTGTAGCTCCTTCTGATTTGTTAAAACCTGTTTTTACAGCACCAATACCCAAAACAGTTAAGTCATAGTTAACCCTTCTTCTAATCAAGTCATAGTTGTTTCCTTGAAGCAGGACGTTTATAGCCTGTTCTTCTGCCAACTCAACAGCTTGCTTGTAGGTTAACTGCATGTGTAGCTCTAACTCTTCTTCTGTTTCTGGTAATTTATCTTCTGGAACTGTAGATAAGTCTACATTAAAAGTATCTTTGTAAAACTTAGTAAAATCTTTCGTACGCATTTCATCTAGCATACGCTGCATGTAGTCTGTTCTCTTCTCTACTCCGTAAGGATCTTGTGAAAATGCTTTAACGTCATAAGCTCTTTCACTCATACCATTAACTACAATATCAACAAACTTAGGTATTATAGGCACAGGCTTCCAGTCTAAGTTTAAATAGCTTAAGTCACCATTTATAGAAAGCTCATCTTTGTATTTCTGTATACCTTGTTCTCCTCTAGCGTAAAGCCTTAGTTTGTGGAAAGTATTTTTATTGTTGTAATATCTACTGCTAGAATAATTGTTGCCCATCGTATTAGACTCAAACCACTCTTTCTCTATGGCCTTAGCTATTTTTAAACCATACTCAGGTAATATTTTTTCTAGGTCGCTAACAGCTTGGCTAGGGAAATAATTCTTATATGTTGATTCAGCCATATTTAATTTTCTATTATTCGTGAAGCACCGCCTTTGTTGTCATACTTAGCAATACTTAAGTTTATCTTTGGTTTTTCTACCTTAGCGTTAGGTGCATACAAGTGTCTATTACAAGCCATTATAGCTAGACCAGAACTTATTGCAGCATCAAACTTAGTTCTTTTATTTATGTCAAACTTTGCCCAATCGTTTAAAGTTTCATTAAAATACAAACTACCATATCTACCGTCACCTAAGTGACCAACATGGCTTTGTATATACATTTCTATAGCAGCGGCGTGAGCTTGTTTTATATCTTCACTTGAGTTTGGTATACCACCAATCTCTTTTTCTGCAACAGAAAGCTTGTTCCAAACCTTGTCAGGTCTGTTCATACTAAAACCTCTGTAACCTCTTCTTCTTATATAATAAAGAAGTCTTGGTTTATTATTCTCTGCTAGTATAGGCATACCGTAAAACACACACGCCATTAGCACGTCTTCAAAAAACATCTCAGCGGTCTGAGGTCTAGCAACGTATTCTAAAAAGAAAGCGTTTGCTGGAGCATCTTCCATACTAAACTTGGTTAATCCATGAAGAGATCCGTTGGATCCTCTACCATCGACAGTACCAGATATATCGTAACTATCGCAACCAAAAGCGCCCATGTGCTCATTTCCTGGATATTTTATTCCGTTCTTTACTATTACTCTATTTTGAAGGTGCGCAGGTGGTACCCAGCTTATTTTAAACCTACCTTTTGGATCTGGATAAAATATTACTTTTGAATCTTTAACACCGTTAACCCATTGAAAATTACCTGTATTAACGACAGCCGAACTTC